TAAATGCTGAAGCGTGGTTAAACGGCGAAGAAGCTTCAAAATATTTCAAAATTACCGTCGCCGACGCGAAAGAATACGCGGCACAAATTACCGACGACGTAAAAGCGGCGTACCGAAATATCCCCGAACAGATTATCAAGTCCGCGCAAGCGGCCGATAATACAGCCGAAGCAAAAGCAACGGCAAATAAAATTTTAGGCCTTGTAACAAAAGGTATATCGAAAGGAGTTTAAAAAACTATGACAGTAAAGGAAATGAAAGCCCGCTTGCGTGCGATTAACGCAGAAGCGGCAAAAACCACAGACACAGAAGTCCTCAACAAGCTTTTGCAGGAAGCGGAGGACTTAAACACAAAAATCGAAGAAGCGGCCAACCGCGCAAGATTACAGCACCTTGCGGAAGGCGCGGGCGAAGAACCCGAAGGCAACCCCGCGGGCGGCGAAGGTAGCGGCGGCGAAAGCGGAACAGACCCCGAAAACAGCACCGCAAAGCGTGGAAAAACACTTATGGCGGGCGGTAAAGTTTCGCGCGCATTTGGAGCAAAAAGCGCCCTTACTTCTTCTTCTACCGTACAGCCGCAGCATAGCGCGACAGATGTAAACCCCGGCTTCAACGAAGTTTCTTCGCTTGTTGACCGCGTAAAAGTTGTTCCGCTGAATGGTGGCGAAAGCTACAAGCGCGGATTTGTAAAGGGCTACGGCGAAGGCGATTACACAGCCGAAGGCGCAGACTATGCAGACGCAGAACCAACATTCGGTTATGCTGAAATGGTTAAAACCAAAATTACAGCATATTGCGAAGAACCCGAAGAAATTTCAAAGCTTGCCCCGGCTGCTTATAGCGATACCGTGGAAAGCTCAACCGAAATTGCAATCCGCAAAAAACTTTCAAGACAAATTCTTATCGGTGAAGGCGGCGAAGGAAAATTATTCGGTATTTTCCACAATCCCGCGGACGCGTCAAAGGATATTATCGACCGTAAAACAGACGTTGCAATTTCCGAAATCGACGCAACAACACTTGATACAATTATTTATTCATTCGGCGGCGACGAAGATGTCGAAGACGTGGCCGTACTTATCCTTAATAAGCTTGACTTGAAGGCGTTTGCAACTTTAAGAACAGACGACGGCAAGAAGGTTTATAACGTGGTAAATCACGGAAATACAGGCACAATCGACGGCGTTCCTTACATCATCAATTCAGCTTGTAAGGCAATTACAGCGGCAACAACCGAAGCCGATGAATACGCAATGGCTTACGGCCCGTTGTCAAATTACGAATTGCCCGTATTCTCGGACATCGACATTCAGCGTTCAACACATTATAAATTCAAGCAGGGACAGATTGCACACCGCGGCGATGTATTCGCGGGCGGTAACGTTGCAGCATACAACGGCTTCTTGCGTGTAAAAAAAAAGTAAATGACGCGGCGGCATATAGCCGCAACGGGAGCGGGGCAACATTGACAATCACTTCCGAAGCGGGTACAACTTCGGGTAATACCGTTATAACCGTTTCCGAAGCTTTGGCCGACGGCAACAGCTACAAATATAAAATCGCAGCAAATCCGACAATTCCTTCCGTTGGTGATACTTGTTCTTCGGGTTACACTAATTGGAACGGCAGCGACGAAATAACCGCAGAGAGCGGAAAAACAATCGTTGTTGTAGAGGTTGACGGCGATAATGTGGCCGTTGCTGTTGGTTCTGCAAAAGTTGTTTCCGCTGAATAAGGGGGCTTTATATGGTTAAAGAAGACCTTTTAAACGCGGCAAAAACGCGCGTAAGAAAAACGCGCAGCAATGTTCTTGACGACGATATAAAACAGCTTGCAGAAGTTGCAATCGCTGATTTAAAGCGTATAGGCGTATCCGACAAATTCTTGTCGGATTGCGCCGACCCTATAATACGCGAAGCGGTTTTGACATATGTAAACGCAAATTACGGCAGCAATCCCGACAGCGAAAAACTTATGGCTTCGTATGATATGCTTTTAACCAAAATCAAAGGGGGAAAATATTTCAATGTATGACGATATTGTGATACTTGTTCACGAAATAGACGACGAAACGACCGAAGAAAAAGAAGTATTCGCGACCGTCGAAAGCATCGGACAAAATGAATTTTTTTCCGCAGCGCAAGCAGGGTTAAAAGCAGAATTTAAAATTTCCTTATGGATAGACGATTACGACAACGAAGTTTATGTCAAAATCAATGGCCGCAATTACGACATTTACCGAACCTATATGCGAAGGGACGGCAAAATCGAACTTTATTGCGGTAAAAAAATAGGTGTTTAATTATGGCGGGAATTCAAATCGGGCAATTAGCCGACGCAATTTCGAAGGAATTAACCTTGTATTCGGAAGCAATAACAGAAGGTATAAAACAAGTTGTTGACGATGTTTCCGAAGATTTATTGCAGAATACCCGCGCGGACGCACCCGAAGAAAGCGGAAAATACAAAAGGGCCATAAGCATTAAAACTGTTTACGAAAGCCCGACAGAGCGCCGCAAACGTTGGTTTGTAAAAGCGCCACGACATACGCTTCCGCACCTTTTGGAAAAGCCGCACAAAACGCGGAACGGCGGCACGTCCCGCGCTTTTCCTCACATAAAGGAAAATGAAGAAAAAGCCGTCAAGGACTTTGAAAGCAAAGTGGAAGGAGTGATAAAAAGCGGTGGACGTTGAAAAATTACTTGCAGGGTTGGGGCTTCCCGTTGCTTTTGAAAAATTCAAGCCGTACAAAAACAAACCACTTCCCGACCCGCCTTATATTAAATGGTTTATAGATAACGAACATCATTACGGCAGCGACGACAAAAACTTCTTAAATCGCTGTAAAGTTACGATTGAGTTATACACAAAAAGCAGAAACAAAGAAATCGAAGGAAAAATCGAAGCGGCTTTGTCTTCTGTTGAATTTGATATATGGCGCGAACATCTCGAAGACCAAAAATTGCACTTGGCTTCGTATGAATTTGAAACAATTATAAAGATTGGAGGAAATCAAAATGGCTAAAAAAGAAAGAATTGTACTCGGCAGCGGCCATACTTATTTTATGGAATACACGGGGGAAATTCCCGCCATTGAAGAAATCGAAAAGGAAGAAAACCGCCTCGGCCGTACATCGGGCGGCGCTTCTCTTGAATATACGCCCGAAAGTTATACAGCTTCGGACGATTTCGGAACTGTAACAAAAACAGTTTTGACAAAGGAAGAAGCCTTGTTGAAACTCGGCCTTTGTACTTGGTGCAGAAACGTTGACAAGCTTGTATCTACTGCAAGAGTTACCACAGAAGGCAATAAAAGAATTGTCAAAATTGGTGGCCTTGATAATGACAACGGCAAATCATACGTTATTCTTTTTGCACACAAAGACAAAAAGGACGGCAATATGTACGTTCTTATTGTTGGTAAAAACAGCGCCGCGCTTACAATCACTTTTGCGAAAGACGCGGAAACAGTTGTAAACCCCGAATTCAAAGCAGAACCGCAGGACGACGAAGGCACTTTAATTCAGCTTATCGAAGAAATTAAGGACGACGGCGCGGCTGCAGCTTCAACCGAAGACGATAAAACCCCGGACGACGGCGAAGAAGCATAAGGGGGCTTAAATAATGCTTGATTACACCAAAATTCAAAAAAAGACCTTTACCGTAAAACTTTACGACGGCACAACGCTTATTTGCACAATGCCGAAAAAAAGGACTTTTGAAAAAATGGCGCTTATGAAGGATATAAACGCCGATACATTGGACGAAAAAAGCATAAACGACCTTTACGAAGTAACGGCCGAAATTCTTTCTTGCAATATGCAGAAGAAGAAATATACAGCCGATGAAGTCGGCGAAATGTTCGACATCGACGACGTAATAATGCTGTTCAATGAATATACAGAATTCACGGGGTACGCAACGGACGACCCAAACTAAAAATACCGCTTCTACCGGGCGACGACGAAGACGCGGTAAAATACAACACTCGGACGATTTCGGAAAGGCTTGTTGCAGAATATACGGGCCTTTCCTTCGCCGAAATCGAAGAAATACAATACGACATATATTTGTCGTTGCTCCGCGACGCTTTTATATTCAAAAAAAGCCAAACGGAAGAAGGGCGCGAATATCTTGAAACTTGTTGGATTTTGGAACAGACAAAACCCGACCGCAAAGCCCTTCGGGAACATTTTTCAAAAAAGGAGGGCTAAAACGTGGGAGCGGGCATTAAAGGAATTACAATCGACATCGGCGGTAATACCGCGCCTTTAAATAAGGCTTTGTCGGAAGTCAACAAGACAAGCCGAAATCTTCAAAACGAACTTAAACAAGTTGATAAACTCTTAAAATTAGACCCGAAAAATACCGAACTATTAGCCCAAAAACAGAAGCTTCTTTCGGAGCAAATCGAAAGTACGAAAGGAAAGCTTGACACCCTCAAAGAAGCCGAAAAGCAAGTGCAAGCACAATTTGAGCGCGGCGAAGTATCGGAAGAACAATACCGCGCCTTGCAGCGTGAAATCATTAAAACCGAACAAGAATTAAAAACGCTTGAAGAAGCGGCCAACAATTCAACGTCGGCACTTGATAAAATTTCGGAAGTATCAACCAAAATCGGCGAAAAATCCGAAGCAGCGGGAAAGAAAATGTTACCCGTTACGGCGGGAATTGCTGCAATCGGAGCGGCAAGCGTTGCTTCGTTTAACGAAATAGACGCGGGCTATGACACAATCATAACGAAAACGGGCGCAACGGGCGAAGCGTTAGACGGTTTACAAAACAGTATGAACAACGTTTTTTCCGAAATACCGACCACGGCCGAAAATGCAGGAATTGCAATCGGCGAAGTAAATACAAGGTTCGGCGCTACGGGGAAGGTTCTTGAAGACCTTTCAAAAGAATTTATACAGTTTGCAGAGATTAACGAAACAGACTTAAATAATTCGATTGGTACAACAAAAAAGATTATGGAAGCTTGGAACATCGAAGCGGAAAAAACGCCGAATGTTCTTGGCCTTATTACTTCGAAAGCGCAGGAAACGGGAATTTCCGTCGATGTTCTTATGAACAGCGCACTTGAAAACAATTCCGTCTTCAAGGAAATGGGCTTAACCTTCGAACAATCAATCGGACTTATGGCCGAATTCGAAAAGAACGGCGTAAATTCAACAACAGCCCTTGCAGGACTTAAAAAAGCGGTTGTAAATTATGCAAAAGAAGGGCTTTCAATGGAAGAAGGCTTACAAAAGACCATTGACAGCATTAAAAACGCTAAAACGGAAACCGAAGCTTTGACAATAGCGCAAGAGATTTTCGGAACGAAAGGCGCGGCCGAAATGTCGAACGCCATTCGTGAAGGTCGATTAAGTATTGAAGATTTGTGCGCGTCTATGGACGAATACGGAACAACCGTTGCAGACACCTTCAATGCAACACTTGACCCACCCGACAAAGCAGCGCTTGCACTTAATAATTTAAAGCTTGCGGGCGCGGATTTAGGAAATACAATTCTTTCTTCCCTCGCACCAATGCTTGAAAAGTTTGTTGAAAAAATCAAAAGTTTTGCACAATGGTTTACGGGCCTTTCGGACGGTTCAAAAACCGCAATCGTTGCAATAGGTGGAATTGTTGCAGCGCTCGGCCCGGCTTTAATAGCCTTCGGCAAAATGGCAACGGGCGTTACATCAGCAATAAGTGCTATGCAAAAAATAGGTTCGGTAATTTCGACGGTTAAAACCGCCTTATCGTCCTTCAACATCGTTCAAGCAGCGCAAGCCGCAATGACAAAAGTAGTCGCCGCGGCGCAATGGTTGCTTAATGCTGCAATGAACGCAAATCCGATAGGTTTAATTGTCGTTGCGATAGCGGGACTTGTAGCCGCGTTTGTTCTTTTGTGGAATAAGTGCGAAGGCTTCCGAAACTTCTTTATCGGCTTATGGGAAGCAATAAAGACGGCCTTTCAAGCGTTCCTTGATTGGATAAGCCCCGCAATAGAGGTTATAAAAGGATATTTTCAAGGCCTTTGGACGAAGCTTCAAGAAATTTGGGCGTACATAGTCGAAAGCTTACAGCCCGTAAAAGACGCAATTTCGGGAGCGTTTCAAGCAGCTTGGGAACTTATAAAAGTTGTTTGGGATTTAGTAAAACCGTATTTCGAAGCAATTTGGCAGAACATACAGACAATTTTTTCAGTTGTCAAAGATGTTTTAAGCGGATTTTTTGAAGCGGCTTGGATAGCCATTCAAGCAATTTGGGACGTTGTTTCTTCCTATTTTGCGGCTATTTGGGACACTATAAAAGCCGTATTTTCGGTTGTTGCTACATATTTAGGCGGTATGTTTGAAACCGCTTGGACGGCCATAAAAGCCATTTGGGACACCGTAACGGGGTATTTTACCGCGATATGGGAAACAATCAAAGGCATATTTGCTGTTGTAAAGAATGTTTTAAGTGGTAATTGGTCGGAAGCTTGGGAAGCCATAAAAGGCATTGTGAACACTTGGGCGGGCTTCTTTTCGGGAGTATGGGACAGCATAAAAGCTGTTTTTGCTTCTGTTGGTTCGTGGTTTAGTGATACATTTTCCGCAGCTTGGACGGCTGTAAAGAGTGTATTTTCAACTTGGGGTTCGTTTTTTAGCGGCCTTTGGGACACTATAAAGAACACCTTTTCAAGCTTGGGTACATCTATTTCAAACGCAATCGGCGGCGCGATAAAATCGGGCATTAACGGCGTTATTTCTATGATACAAAATACAATTAACGGCGCAATCGGCCTTATAAATGGCGCAATCGGCCTTATTAACAAAATACCGGGCGTTTCCGTCGGAAAGATTAAAACATTATCTTTGCCACGTCTTGCGGAAGGTACGGTTTTGACGAAGGCAACCCCCGTTATAGCGGGCGAAGACGGCGCGGAAGCAATTATGCCGCTTGAAAAACATACGGGTTGGATAGATGTTCTTGCAAAGAAGATAAATGCTGCAATGAATAACACGGGCGGCGGTTCGCGTTATGCAATGCAGGAAATCAATAACAATCTCGGCGGCCTTAATGTCAATATAGAAAAATTCGTAAATAGTACCGATAAGGACTTACACCAAATTATGGGCGAATTTATGGAAATTGCCGAAGAATATATCAAACGTCGCGGGGGTGCTTTTGGGTGATTAGAGAAAATACAAATCGTTTTATTTTTCGCAACGTATCTTCCGCAGATATGGGCTTAATTATCACAGAAACGCCGCACATCACAAGCCCGGAACGTGATGTTGAATTTATATCCGTACCGGGCAAAGACGGCGACGTGATAAATGACAACGGGAAATTCAAAAATGTTTCCGTTACCTACCCCGTGAATTTGATTTCGGACGAAAGGCCGCTTGACCTTATGGCAAGAAAAATAAAAGCGTGGTTACAATCCGAAGTCGGTTACTTCACACTTACGGACACATACGACCCGTTATATTATCGCAAAGCGGCATACGTCGCCGCTTTGGATATTGAAGACAAAGTAAAAAAAATCGGTATTTCGTCAATAACATTTAATTGCAAACCGTTTAAATACCGTAAGGACGGCGACCGCGAAACAGTAATAACACAGCCGACAACGTTATACAACCCCGAAGCGTGGAAATCTCAACCGTATATAAGAATATACGGAACGGGAGCGGTAACGCTTCAAATTAACAACAATTCGTTTTTCATTTCGGATATAGACGAATATATCGAAATTGACAGCGAATTGCAATCGGCATTTAAGGCGGCAACGCTGCAAAATAATAAAATAAGTTTTAGCACCTTCCCTTCCTTCGGAGCGGGTGCAAATTCTGTTTCGTGGGTTGGCGATGTATCGAAAATAATAATTAAAGCAAGGTGGTGTTGCATTTGATACCTATTCTATACGATAAAGACGAAACGGCGTTCACAAGTAACGGTATAGGTATTTTAAGCGATACCACTTTTTGCAATGTTACAGAAGAACGCAACGGAATTTATGAAATTACTTTTTCATATCCGATTGAAGGCGCGCTTTTTGAACATATACAAGAAGGCTGCTTCGTTAAGGCGAAGGCCAACGAAACAAGCGAAGCGCAGATATTCCATATATACAAATCTTCAAAGCCGATAAATGGTATTGTTACTTATTACGGCGAACATATTTCGTATGAACTCACGGGAAACCCGGTCGAAAAAGTCGTTATTACCAACGCAACGGGCGCGCAGGGTTTAAACAAGGTTCTTGAAGCGGCGATTGTTCCCCACCCTTACAGCGGGTTAAGCGACATCGCTTCCCGAAAATCAACAACGCTTTCGCTTTTAAGTGTACGCGCAGCGCTCGGCGGCGTTGAAGGTTCTTTGCTTGATGTTTACGGCGGCGAATATGAATTCGACAATTTTACAATCAAGCTTCACGAAAGCCGCGGCAGCGACACGGGTATTATAATAGGCTACGGGAAAAACCTTACCGACTTACAGCAGGAAAAAAATATTTCCGAAACTTATACGGCGCTTTTTCCTTATGCGAAATATACACCCGAAAAAGAAGAAGGCGACGAAGAAGACACGGAAGAAGTTGTTGTAACACTTTCGGAAAAGATTATATATTCTTCAAACGCTACACGTCCGAAGGTTCTTACAATGGATTTTACGGACAAATTTTCGGACGATGAAGAAATCACCGAAGCGGCCTTGCGTCAAAAGGCCAAAGCGTGGGCGGCTGATAGCGGATATAATAAACCTTCCGTAAGTATAAAAGTCGCTTTTACTCACCTTTGGCAAAGCCCCGAATATAAGCAATATGCAATTTTGGAGCGCGTAAGCCTTTGTGATACGCTAACGGTAAATTTTGAAAAGTTGGGAGTATCAGCAAAAGCGAAGGTTATAAAAACCGTTTACGATACCTTGAAGGAAAAATATGTTTCTATTGAATTGGGCGACGCAAAAAGCAATTTTGCGGACAGCATAAACCAAACGACGCAGGAAATAGAAAATATAAAAACCGAAGTAAAGAAAAATGAAACCGCAACCGCGAAGAAAATTGCTGCAGCCGTGGCAAACGCAACGGCGCTTATTACCGGGCAAAATGGCGGGTATGTTGTTTTAAACCCTTCGAACAATCCGCAAGAAATCCTTATAATGGACGCGCCTTCAATAAATGAAGCCGTTAAAATATGGCGTTGGAATTCGGGCGGGTTGGGCTATTCCTCCAATGGATATAACGGCCCTTTTGCAACAGCTATAACGCAGGACGGCGCAATCGTCGCCGACTTCATAACGGCGGGCGAAATCAACGGCGCTTTAATAAAGGCCGATACCGTTTCTTCCTCCGCTATTTCGCAAACCTTCAAAAATGAAATCACGAAAGAAATTTCGGACAACATAACAGAGGTAACGGCGACAATTACACAGCTTTTCGAAGCGGCCGACGGAAGATTGAAAAGTGAAATTGAAGCGCATATAACCGAAACGACACAGACGCTTCAAACGTCAATCGACCAAAACGCGCAAAAAATAACTTTAACGGCGACCGAAATTCGGGACGAAGTAAATTCCATTAAAGAAGGCCTTGAAACCGAAATAAGGCAAACGGCCGACAGTATAACATTGACAGCAAGCGAACTTACAATGTTAAGTACGGAAATGTACGAAAGAACGGACAGTTTACGGGAAGACCTCGCGGCCGCCGAAGGTGAAATTTCAACAAATGCCGCGGCGATTTTAGACGCTAACACCAAAATACAACAAAATGCAAACGCAATAACCCTTACAGCAAACGACATTCGCGGCGAATTGGTAGAGGTTGAAGACGGCTTGCAGGAACAAATATCAGCAAATCAAGCCGACATCGAAGTCAACGCCGATAATATAAAAATGCGTGTTGCGAAATCTGTTGAATACAGCACGGCCACACGCGACAGCGCCGTGCCGACATATTCAAACACAACCGCAGCAGAAAAAAAGAAGTTGTATTTTTGCACTTCTAACGAAAGTTATTATTATTACAATGAAATTTCTGCAAGTTGGGTTAAAGTAGATAGCCAATGCGTATATAGTGCCTTCATACAAACGGCCAACGGTTTTGAGTTTAGCGACCTTGTAAAGATTAACGGCGACTTAATTGTTTCGGGTACAATCAGCGGCGACCGCATAAGCGGCGGTACAATTACGGGCGCAACGGTTGCTTCCGCTCCGAACCAATGGGGCGACGGCGTAAAGCTTAACGGCTCAACACAACGCCTTGAAATTCTTTACAATGGCGCAGTTGTTGGCGCTTGGGGGCCGACATCACTTCCGGGCGGTAGTGCAATATATCCCGTCGGCGGCGCGACGCTTACAATTTCGGGCGTTGCTGCTTCGGGAACGTGGGATTTCTCGGATTGCGAAGACGTAATCGGGCTTCCCCCTACGGTTGCGGTATTTGGTTAAGGGGGTGTATTTATGGCGACAATCGACGGCGATTTTTACGACTACAACGGGGCTTTATTTTGCCACGGACAAATAAAAAATACGGGTTCTTATGTTTGCAGTTACGTTATTATGACAGTTGACGGAAACTACCAATATAAGGCGTATATAAAAGACGTAAGCAACTTTCCCGGAATATTCAATGTAAATACATACAGCCACGCAATAAGCAATTCGCCGAAGTTTTTGTCTTCGGGTACGCATACCGTTTATTTGGCCTTTTACACTTCTTCGGGCGTGTGTATAGATGAAGGGTATTTGTATAGCGGTTCAACCCGCCTTGATTACCGTATGCACAACACCTTGTATTCCCCGTCGCTTTCGTACGACGCGGAAAACAAAACAATCACGGTAACAAATCAAGGTACGGGCCGTTATTTCTTGGAAATAAGGCGGCAAAACAGAAACAAGGTAAAAACCGAATACACAGAAACCGAAAAAGATTATTTTTATACAACACTTATGAGAGGTACAGAAGGCGGCAAATACTACGAAGCAACCCCGCATACTTCCTTTGTTGAACAAGGCTACAAAGACGACGAAGGCAACTTATACGAACCAATACCAATGGCGCGTTATCAATGGCGCAGCAGCCTTCCCACGGTAATCTTATTTGATAGTGCCGCAAGCTTTACAGCCGCGCAAAAGGCCGAATATTATTCGTGGGCTTGCGACGCGCTCGACGCTTTGGCTGATGTTACGGGAAAAGAATTCACCGTAAGAGGTCAAGAAACCCGCGCGGGAAATATTGATTTTTGGACTTGTGTTGACAATGATTATTCCGATTATTATTCGAACAACTCTAATAATTACCGTATAATGATAAGGTTCGGCAAACAAGCAACAATGCACCTTGCAGGAACAAGCGGCGGCAGCCCTATTCCGGGCGGTCAAGGTCGTTGGGGGAATTATCTTTCTTACGACCCATATATGGGAGTAGAAACAAGCCACGCCGCAATAGCTGTTGACGCTTCGCAAGAAAACGAAACAATAAAACACGTTATCTATGAAGAAATAATGCAAAGCTTGGGTATGGGTAACGATAGCCATTCGCAGGAAACTTCCTTGCATTGGGACCCGCATTGGTCGAACCCCGAAAGCTATACGGGAATTGATAAAAGGATTTTAGAACTTGTATGTTCGACAGATGTGTGCAGTTGGTCGGGCTTCGATTTTCTCAACAAATGGGACACCCCTTGCATACAGTTTAAGGACTATACGGGCGCAGATTTGGTTTTTGATGTTTCGGCATTAAACGAAAACGAAGAATATTACGCGTGGGCTTGGATTGCCCGCGAAGGCAGCGGCGGCGGTATCGTTGGCGGTTCTGTTTCAAGCAATATTCCTTCTGCTTCGGGAGGAACGGCAGCCATTGCCGACGGTTGGGACGACGACCCCTATTCTATGCGAACGCAAATTGCCTTCAACACAAAACCGAATTATCCATACCCCGGTCAATTTAGTTGGACTTACCCGAAAACAAAGGGCGGCAGCTTCAATCTTACCGCGGCAGAGTGGAACGGCCTTCAAGACCATATCGAAAAAATGTTATTGCATAAGCTGCAGACGGCCGACGGCTACAACCCCGCCGCCGTTTCAAAATCGGAAATTTTCGAAGCTTCGAAGTACAATGAAGTAGGAAACGCAATTAAAAAAATATCGGGTTACGGAACATACATTCCGACGGTATCGGCGGGCGATGAAGTAACAGCCGACACATCTTCAACAAATCAAGCAGAAGACAATATAAACATTATTGTCGATGAATTAAATTCCATTCCTTCGAATTAGAGAGGTTGAAAAAATGATATATGTTGTCAAGAATGATAAAAAATATAAATGCACCGCCCCGGACGAACACAGAATAAGCATATTTCCGCAGGGGCGGCAATGGGTTATTGACTTTACAATATGCGACGCTATAAACGCCGCAGAATTAGACGACCTATTAAATGCACCCGCCCTTACTTTTGTTTATTATAACGACAGCACGGGCGAAGCGGAAAAAACGTTGATTTTCGAAGGCTATACAACAATTAACAGCGCTTCAATCAAATATGAACAAGATTTAAGCTGCACGGCTTCCGTACAGCTTGGAAAGGAGGTACAGAACAATGCTTGTTAAATTCAAAAACGGTACAGAAAAAAAGTGTTCAAATCCTATTGAACAAAAGTTGTTTAGAAGCGGCGTTGCGGCGGGTTGGTTGTGTTCTTTCAGCTTATCCGAAACAGTAACGTCAACCGAATTGGACGCGCTTTTGACGGAAGAAAATGTTTCGGAATTAACTTTCTGCAACGACAAATCCGAAGCGTTATTCACAATTAACGAATATGCAAAAGTAACGTCCGCGGTTATAAGATACACCGAAGACGGAAGCAAAGTCGAAATACAGCTTTCAAAAGGCATATAAAGGAGTGAAAAGCAAATGGAATTCATAAAGGAAATTACCGTCGAATTATCGGGCGAAATGCTTTTTGAATACATAACAGCGGTTCAAAGCGATGTCGGCCGAAAAATAAAAGTAATTTTGCTTGCGAATAATCAGCCTTACGAAATCCCCGCAGGGGCAACGGCTGTTCTTCGCGGCAAGAAGCCCGACGGCAAAGCAATTCTTAATAATTGCACCATAGACGAAAGCGGGGCAATTATTGCAGAACTTACAAAACAGACCCTTGCCGTATGCGGCAATGTTCGTTGTCAAATTACGCTTTATTCTTCCGAAGGCGGCGAATTAACAAGCGTTCCTTTCGTTGTAAAGGTAACAGCCAAAAGCGCCAACGATACAGAAGTAAAAAGCACCAATGAATTTAACGTAATCGCCGAAGCGGAAGCGCTCGCGCAATCAGCCCGCGAAATAGCTTCCGAAGCTTTGGAAAATGTTTCGGAGGTTGAAGCAAGGGTTGAAGCGTCAACACTTGCGGCCGATGAAGCGGCAGCGGCAGCCATTGAAGCAGCTTCCGACGTAAATGTCGTAAAAGAAGCAGCGGCAGCCGTTACCATTGAAGCTAACGACGCAGCAGAAGCGGCAAACCTTGCGAAAGAAAATGCAGACACGGCGACTTCAAACGCTGAAAAAGCAACTTCGGCAGCAAATACAGCCGCAGGAGCAGCAAGCGGCGCAGCCAATGCAGCGAACACAGCCGCCGACAATGCAAATTCTGCAAGGAAGCAACCGAAAAGGCCACAGAAGAAGCCGCAGCAGCAACCGAAGCCGCTAACACAGCAACCGAAGCCGCGCAGACCGCGACGGCCGAAGCGGAAGCGGCAACAACCGCAGCCAATGAAGCAGCGGCAGCGGCCGAAAATGCGCTTGCAGAAATTGAAGGTTCAACCGTTACCCGTTACGGCGTTAAATTCGGCGGCAGCGCAAACAGCGGCGCAACCGTTCAAAGATTATACAACGCCTTCGGCCTTGTTGCAAATGTCGGCACAGACACAGCAACAGCAACAAACGATTTCGACAATATTTACCCGTGGAGCGGAAGGAAACGTGCTTGCGGATATTTCGACGACAACGGAAATTTTGTTGTAAATGCTTATGAAGGCGAACCCGGCTACGCTACCGACGGCAGCAACGGCGAAGTATGGGTTGAAACACCTTTATTCTATTATCTGCATACATACAACGACGACGGCAGCGAAGAAATCGTAATTTCGGCGCACCCGATAGGCGGTTACAAGCCTTCACCGATACACATTAACGCAGACGGAAGCTTGCGACAGAAAGCATACACCGCCGCTTATCCTATGGCGTTAGTTGATGATAAGCCAACTTCCCGAAGCGGCGTATATACGCCGATTATGTCGTTAAATTCGGGTATGACAAACGCCCGTAAGCTTGGCGACAAGTACACAACAACCACAGCGGCCGAACAGTATGTAAAATGCCTTCTTATGTGGGTTGAATTCGCGACACGCGACATTCAAACAAAAATGAAGGGTTGTTCCTCACTTTCATACAGCGAAAGCCACAAAGCAACCGTTGCGGAGGACGCAGCCAACCGCATTATAATTTCAAGCAGCTATGCGGCGGCGTACGTTATCGGTCAAGGTATCGCAATAGGAACATCGCTCGGAAGTACAAACGTCGCAAACAATAGAACAGTTACCGCGATAGATGCTTTCGACGACAGCAACAGCGCAATTACATTCGACGGCGACCCCGTAAATATAGCGGTTGGAAATATCGTCTTTGCGATTGCGTGGAAGACGGGTTCTTGCGATAACGTTTTATCTTCTTCGGGTTCGCCCGTTTCCAATACAAACGGTAAATATACTTGTATATACCGCGGCGAAGAAACGCCGTTCGGAAATGCTTTTGAGTGGATTTCCGACGTACTTTTCAAGAGAGAGGGCAGCGGCACGACCGAAGACCCGTACAAATATGATATTTACTTCTTGCCCGACGCTACCAAATACAGCAGCGGCAGCATAACAGACGATTATGTGAAAGTAAATTATCAGTTACCAACGGCCGATGGATATGTAAAAACACTTGGTTATGATGAACGCTTCCCGTTCCTTCGTATTCCTTCTGCAATCGGTGCTTCAACAACAACTTATTATGCCGATTATTATTCATATCCGCGCGGCGCGCTTTGCGCGGCGTATGTCGGCGGCGCTTGGACCCATGGGGCTAATTGCGGGCCGTGTTCTTGGCATTGCAGCAATGCGCCTTCGAATACGGTTGTCAATCGCCGCGCGCGTCTTTCTTACCGCCGTTAAAACGGGGGTTTGGGGGCGGGCAGCCCCCATATAGGGATTTAACACGCAAACGCGGCGAATGTCGGCGGCAATTGGAACAATGGGGCTAATTGCGGGCCGTGTTATTGGAATTGCAACAATGCGCCTTCGAATACGAATGTCAATCGCCGCGCGCGTCTATCTTAATACATTCATCGCGTGTTATTTCCCTTGCCGCTTGGCAAAAATACATCGCTACGGGCGGGGTTAGTAAGAAATTGAAAGCCTTGCAGATAATTAAGAAAGAAGCTGAACCGATGAAAAGAGCGGGAAACCTATTTGAAAAAATATGCGATATTGATAATATACACGAAGCTATCATAAACGCAGCCCGCGGGAAGAAAAGCCGAAGGACGGTTGCTTATGTTTTGGAAAATCAAGACAAGGCCGCAGGACTTATACGGGATATGCTTATAAATAAAACGTATAAACCGAAGCCGTACCGAACCTTCGTAATAAAAGACGGGCCACGTCAAAAGGAACGTACAATATTTTGTCCCGCCTACTACCCCGACCAAATTATACATTGGGCTTTAATGCAAGTGCTGCAGCCCGTTATAATGAAGGGTATGTATGAATTTTGTTGCGGAAGCATACCGGGCCGCGGCGTACATTACGGGAAACGGTATCTTGAAAAGTGGTTACGCAAAGACAGAAAGCATACAAAATATTGCTTAAAGTTGGATATAAAGAAATATTATCCACACATTGACAACGAAGTATTAAAAGAACAATTCCGAAGGAAAATTAAAGACCCGTCGGCATTATGGCTTATTGATTGCATAATCGACAGCCACGCCGAAGGCTTACCAATCGGCAATTATACTTCGCAATGGTGGGCGAATTTCTATTTGCAGGGTTTAGACCACTATATCAAGGAAGAATTGCGCATAAAACATTATCTTCGTTATATGGACGATATGGCGTTATTTTCTAACAATAAGAAACAGTTACACAAAGCGCGAAAACTTATCGCGGAATATATAAAGCCTTTGGGCTTAACCTTAAAAGAAAATTGGCAAGTGTTCCGCGTCGATGAACGCCCGGTTGATTTCTTGGGCTTCCGCTTCTATCGAAACAAAACAACATTACGGCGCAAGAATTCTTTAAGAATACGTCGCCGGGTGAAGCGGGCTTCCAAAAAGCCGAAGCCGTCGTTGTCGGACGCACGCGCAATATTAAGTTATATGGGTTGGATAAAACACAGTAATTCATATTACTTTTATTGCAAATACATAAAACCATATGTAAATATAAAGCAATTAAAGGAGGTTGTAAGCTATGCAAGCAGAAAGCACAATCAAGCCGAAATCGTATTATGTTGAAAATTGCGGAGGTACGGCCGAAGTCGTTTTGTATGAAAATATAAAGAAGCATACCCGCAAAGACCCCGAAACGGAAGAAACTTCGACATATTACACATACGACGAACACAGAATAAACGTTCCTTTCCGCGAAAACTTATCGCAGGAAGTAAAGGACAACCGCGCGGCGTGGTTAGCGGCTGCAATCGCTGCAGAAAATGCCGCAGCAGAAAAAAAGACGCTTGAAGAAAAAGTCGCGTCGCTTGAAGCTGATAACGAAATTATGGGCGCGGCCCTTGAAGAAGTTATCGCCGTTATTGCAGGGGGTGAATAATAATTATGGCTATGTTTTTAGCAAAAAGAATTATTAAAGGACAAACAACCTTCGCGAAAGTGCCGCCGACGCTCAAAGAAGCCGTCGCGGATATTCTCACGAAGGAAGGATATTCAAATCTAATTACGGAGGTATAAAAGCTTATGGAAAAAATCGCAAATAAAATGAATACATTATGGGGCGCAGCCGTTGCGCTGTTCGCTTCCACATTCGGGGAATTTTGGTTCTTGTTTGTGGCCTTCTTCGTCCTTAATGTAGTTGACTACATAACGGGAGTTGCAAAAGCCCGCTTTTCAAAAAAGGAAAATTCAAACAAAGGCTTAAAAGGCATTATAAAAAAGGTTGGATATTGGGTTGTAATTGATATTGCCTTCTTTATCGCCTTATCCTTTGAAGAAATGGGAACAAATATCGGAATAAACCTTGCGTTCGTCGAAATGCTCGGTTGGTTTACTCTTGCAACCTTTATTATTAACGAAATTCGTTCAATCCTTGAAAACCTTGTTATTTTGGGCGTGGACGTTCCTGTTTTTCTTACAAAGGGTTTAGAGGTTGCAGCGGCAGCGGTACAATCTAAAACAGAGAACATAACGGAGGACAAAAAAGAATGAAAATATTATTGATTGCAGGACACGGAAACGGCGACCCCGGCGCGTGCGCTTGCGGCCTTAAAGAAGCCGACTTAACAAGAGAGGTTGCGGCCGCCCTTCTTCCGAAGCTTAAAGCGTACGCCGATGTCGATTTGTTCGACACATCAAAGAATATGTATTCATATTTGAAAAATGGCGGCGTATGCAATTTTGCAAATTATGATTATGTATTCGAAATTCATTTCAACGCAGCGGCAGCCGATACAGCAGGAAACGGCAAAACAACGGGCGCGGAAATTCTTATACATACCACAGAGAGCGGCGCAAGCGTCGAAGAAGCTATTTTAAGCAATATTGCAGCGCTTGGCTTCAAAAATAGGGGCGTTAAACGTCGTTCCGATTTGCGAAATATGAATGTTTGCAAGAAAAATTACGGCGTGTCTTATGCGCTGATTGAAGTTTGCTTCATCGACGACCGCGACGACGTGAATTTGTATCAGCAGAAAAAAGCCGAAGTTATAGACGCTATTGTAAACGGTATTGCGTCGGGCTTCGGACTTGCCAAAACAGAAACGGCGGCGGCAGGGTTCAAAGACGCAAAGGGACATTATGCAGAAGCGGCAATAAATGACCTTTTTAAAATGGGTATTGTGAACGGCGACGGAAACGGAAATTTTCGCCCGGACGATAACATCAAGCGCGGCGACGTTGCAATAATGGTTCGTAATGCCATAAGATATATTACGGGAAAATAAAAAAAGAACGGCAGCGGGAAAACCCCGTCGCCGTTTTTTTATTAGTCAATCTTTTTTCCACAGTAAGGACAATAATGTTTCTTTTCTTCTTCCGCTGCTTCTTCTTCCGAAATGTTTTCAATGAAGCCCGCTGAAATAATACCCGTCGGAACTGCAACAAGGCCAATTCCCAACATTGCAATAATAGCGCTTAATATTTTACCCGCTCCCGTTATTGGGTATATATCGCCATAACCAACCGTTGTAAATGTTGCAACCGCCCACCAAAGACCCGAAAAAGCATTTTTGAATACGTCGGGTTGTACGGGGTTTTCAATACTATACATCAATACGGAAGAAATAACCATAAGAAGCCCCACAACGAAAACCGACGAAACAAGTTGGCTTGCTTTGCTTTTAAATACCTTTGCTATAAGTGAAAGCGAATTCGTATAGCGGTTTACCTTGAATAAGCGGAACAGCCGCACAATACGAAGCGTTCTTAACACCCTTAAATCAATCGGGAATATGTAAGGGAGGTAAAAAGGCAGGATTGCCAACAAGTCGATAATTGCCATAAATGAAAATATGTATTTTATGTATGCGCGCGGAGCGGATAAGCCCGGATATAAAAGCCGCGCCGTCCATAGACGCAATAAATATTCAATCGTAAATACAATTACCGATACAAATTCCAAATATTCAAAGGCCGTTTTTACAGCGGCAGGAAGTGAAAATGTATCGGCAATAACCATTACAACATTTATTATAATAAGCGATATTATAAAAACATCGAATATTTTTTCTGCTTTTGTTTCTTTTTCGTCGGGTTGCAGCATACAAAAAACCCATTGTTTCAAATTCTTCATAATGTACCTTCTTTCGCAATTATTTAATACGTTATAAAATATTATATGAAAAGAAGTCGGCGTTTTCAACTAAAAACGTTAAATTCTTATCTTTAACACAATTATAACGAAAAAATGTGTTAAAGTCAAGAATAGTGCTGAACATTAGCACATCGCACAAAGCAACAAAGAAGGGATTTTATGAAAATATACGATTATAACGGGAAAAAGAATATTTGCGGCCGTCGCATACGGGAAGCGCGCTTCAAGCGGCAATTAACACAATCCGACCTTGCGGCGCAAATGCAGATTAACGGCGTAATTATAGAGCGGGACAGCATTTCAAGAATAGAAATCGGAACGCGCTTCGTTACCGACTACGAATTGAAGGTATTTTCAAAAGTATTAAAGGTTGAAACGGCGTGGCTTCTTGCGGAGGAAGCCGAAAACGAATAAATCGGGCTTGGATAAAACCAAAGCCCGAATTTTTTTAAATTTTTTTCAATTATTTTTATAAAAACTATTGACATAGGCGTACGACTATGTTATAATATATACAGAAGTTAAGGAAAGGAGGAAACAGCAATGCAGAACATAACAAAAGCCTTGCAGGATTTGGCAAAAGCTGTTGAAAGTAACGACACCGTCCAAAATGTCAAAGTTACAATCACATTGAAAAAGCCGAAACCGAACAAGGCTAAACCAAATAGCAAGTAATGCTAAAAGGCAGAGAGGGCGACGGGGTCGCCCCTCATAAGTCCTATTATAGCACTTTTATATAAAATTGTCAATGATACGGAGGAATTAAGCGTATGAGAATTGAAAAGGACGGCCGCGCCTATATCGTTACAGAAACCGCGAAGCAATGGAATGTAAAAACCGACGCTTCAAAAATGGGTGTTTCTTATAATATCCCGAAGGAAGTATGCGGAACTTTCGACGACCTTAAAAAATATATAGCAGAAAACGAATTATTTTAAACGGGGGTGCTTATTATGGAACGTAAAATAACGCCGCAGGAGCGATACGCAAAAAAAAATAAAAAGCAATTTAAAATTGATTGCATTGTTACCACCGAAGCCGACATCATAAAGAAGCTTGAAAGCGTACCGAACAAGGCCGGGTATATTAAGCAACTTATACGGGCCGACATAGCAGCAAATAACAAATAAGCGTTTTTATAACCCCGCAGCGAAGCGGGGTTATTTTTTTACAAAGGAGGAATATTCAATGCGTAATTTCAAACATTTTACACGCGACGACAGATTAAAGCTTGAAGCGTATATAAGAGCAGGAAAAACACCGCGCGAAATTGCGGGGCTTCTTCATAAGCATATTTCTTCTATATATAGAGAAATCGGCCGCGGCCGCTATGAGCATAAAAACAGCGATTGGACGTTTGAAGAAAGATACAGCCCGGACATCGCCGAAGAAAAATACCGCGCGAACCTCGCAGCCAAAGGCGCAGACCTTAAAATCGGCGCAGATTTGGAATTCTCGCAGTATATAGAAGATAGAATAATAAACGACAAATATTCCCCCGCTGCTGTTTTGGGTGAAATCAAAGCGGAAGGACTTGTTTTTGATACAACTATTTCCGTAAGCACTTTATACAGCTATATTGAAAAAGGGATATTCCTTCACTTAACAAATAAAAATTTGCCCGTGAAAGGCAAAAAGAAAAAGCGCCACTATAACAGAGTTAAGCAAAAGCGCCGCAGCGCGGGCGAAAGTATCGAAAACAGACCCGCGGAAATATTAACGCGTGAAGAATTCGGCCATTGGGAAATGGATTGCGTCGAAGGTGCAAAGAGAAGCCGCAAAACCCTTCTTATGTTATCGGAGCGGAAGACGCGCGACGAAATTGTTATACCAATAAAAGCAAAGACGGCCGAAAACGTCGTTGCAGCGCTTGACGCATTAGAAAAGAATTGGCGAAATCTTTTCCCGCTTGTATTCAAATCAATTACAGTTGATAACGGTTCGGAGTTTTCCGACGTTGAAGGTATGGAAAAATCTATTTTCGGAGGAAAACGCACACAATTTTATTATTGCCACGCTTACAGTAGTTGGGAACGTGGAACAAATGAGAATATAAACAAAATGGCGCGCCGCCATTATCCGAAGGGAACTAATTTCGAAAAGTACCCGGACGAAGAATTATTAAAGCTTAATGAATGGATAAACAATTACCCGCGCGGGATATTTGGTTATCGCTGTTCGGCTGAATTATTCAACAATGAAATAGCGGCGCTTTTGTAGAAAATGAATAAAATTAAAATATTTTCAATTATTTTCGCATTTACTCTTGACATTTACACAAATAAGATTTGACAAAATACCCGTTTTTTTGCATTGATTTGGGGAATAATAAAGGCAAAAAACACGGAGGAAAATTATGAAACAGTCATTATGGTCAAACGAACCTATCCTGCCCCGGTTTGAAAGCCTCAAAGGCGATATCAAAACCGATGTTCTCGTTATCGGCGGAGGTCTTTGCGGACTTCTTATTGCATATCATCTGCAAAGCCTGGGTGTAGACTGCATCGTGGCGGAGGCGGACACAATTATCTCGGGCGTTACTATGAATACCACTGCCAAAATAACCTATGCACACGGCTTTGTGTACGACTACCTGATTAAATCAAAGGGTCTGGAGAGTGCTATGCTCTATGCCAAAGCTCACACCGAAGCACTATTTAGCTACAAGAAGCTACTCAAAAACATAGACTGCGACTTTGAGACCAAAGACCTCACAGTCTATTCAATAACCGACATACAAAAAGCCCAAAACGAGGCTCTTGCTATGCAAAAATCAGGGCTTGATGCACAGTTTTGCACATCGACGGAGCTTCCGTTTGAAGTGGCAGGCGCGGTGAGGTCAAAAAACCAGATACAGATAAACCCGATTAAATTTATTTCGCACATATCAAACAAGTTGAAAATTTTTGAGCACACATTTATAAAAGACATTACTCCCCAGGGGGCTGTGTTTAATGGCGGCACTATAAAGGCAAAAAAAGTCATAGTCGCCACGCACTTTCCCTTTGTAAA